GCCGTCGCACCTGTCGCGGTCGCACCCGTTTGCACGATCCAGTTGGTGCCGTCGTACACCTTGATCACGCTGGGGCTGACGCTTGAATCAACCCAGACCGTGCCGCTGGTTGGTGTTGCCGGTGCAGTGCCGCTACCTGCCTGCGCTGCCAATGCAGCTTTCAAGCCAGCAGGTGTCACCGCCCTGGTGGCGTCGGTGCCATCTGTGGTTTCAGTGGCCGTGGCTAGCTCAACCTTGCCGGCTTTGGTGTCGGTCGCTGCGGGGACCAGCGTGCCCACCGCAGTCTTGAGCTTCAGCGGGGTAACAATCCGCTGGTCATCAGTGCCGGCGTCGGTCTCGGCCTGAGTAGCCAGCTCTGCAATACCGGCGACAGCCTCAGTGGCGGCGGTGCCACCAATGGCACCTTTGCCCGCCAGCTTCACGATTGCGCCAGAGCTGTCCTTGATGTAAGCGCTGGGGCTATCAACGTGAGCGTTGATCGCAACTTCCCCGATTTCGAGGTCTGAAGGGACTGGCGCCTTGTCCTTGACGACGCTGTTCTTCAGCTTGATACGAACAGACATGGCTATACAGCGAAGGGACGCCCATACCGGGCTCCCTTAACTCTAGGAGGCTTAAAAAACGCCGCCGTTGATGTCGCCGTTCAACTTGCTGCCGTCAAGTTGGGTGACCAACCCGCCGTCCACGCTGGTGGTGAGCTTGGTACCATCCAGGCTGTCAATCAAGGCGCCAGACACCACGCCGGTGAGCTTGTTGCCGTTGACGCTATCCAGCAACGCACCCGAGACGGTGCCGGTCAGTTTGGAGCCTGCCAACGCGCTATCGGCGTTGAGCACATCCACCCAGCGCAGTCCGTCCCACTGCTGCAGGTGTTTGGTGGTCTCGTTGTAGATCAGGCGGCCGCTGTCCACGCCGGCCAACACGAGCAGGTCGCGTTCAACAGTGGACATGCCCATGGGCTGCACAAGCCCGGCTTTTGTGAGTGTCATCAGAACGAGCCCCCCTCAAGAGTGTTACTGGGCTGCCATGCAGCCAGCGTGTTGTTCCACTTGAGGTACTCCTCAGCGGATGTGCCGGGGGCTAGCGATGTACCGCCGCCACCACCGCCGCCACCATCAACGGCGGCCTCCTGCAGGATCCAATACTCAGAGCCGGGCGGTGGCGGAGTCGAGAAGCTGATCTGCGTGGAACCTGCCACCGCAGTGAAGTCGACGCCGGGGTTTTGAATCACACCCCCGACGCTGACCATCAGGTTGTTTTCGCTGACGATCACGCGGCCTGTTGTGAAGGTGCTGCGCAACCCGTCAAACGGTTCGATCAGGCTGATCTTCTGTCCGTGAGTGGTGCGACTCTTCCAGGTAGCCGAGGCCGCGTCATAGACCAGCGAATCGCCGCTTTGCGGTGTAGGGGCCGCCACATCAAGCAGATCATCCAGCTTGAAGGTGGCCGCACCGCCGGCGCTTGAAAGCGTGTCAACGCGCTTCCAACCTGTGGAGGCGCCTAGGCACAGCACCCAGTCGCCGTTGTCATAGGTCTCGGTGTTGTAAACACCAGGCGTGACGGCAACGAGGTAAACGCCAGTCAGCGCTTCTGTCGCCGCAGGAATGGGCGTGTTGATTGCCAGCCCGGCTGATGTCCCGTAGGTGGTGACGTTGATGATTTGGCCGGTGGTGGCGTTGAAGGTTCCGCAGAACCGCAGGTTCTCTTGGCTCAGTCGGCCGAAACCCACAGGGATCCAGCTGTTGTTCGACCAAGTTCTCAGCTGCGCGTCGCTTTCCCGATACCAGAACTGCCCGACGTAATCGCCTTTACCGGGATCCGTTTCCTGGATGACGGTGGTGGCGTAGTTCGCCAGCTTGGTGCGTTCAATGCTGTTGGCCGCAATCCGCGCCAGGTCCAGCGTGCCGCTGGTCAGCTTGGCTGCGCTGATGCCCGACACATCAGCATCACCAATTTGCGTTTGCCCGGCAGTGACATGTCCCGTGCTATCGGTGGTCACCTTGACGTAGGCGCCTGCGGCCAGGGGGCTCACCAAGTGCGTCAGCTTGCCTGTGTCATCCACGCCCAGCGATGGGCCGGGTACAGACACGCCACCAAGCACGGTGCTGGTGGCGGGCTTGATGTTGAGCGCATCGCCGGTCACGGACACGCCAACGCCGGGGAGCACAGCGCCGCGTGTTGTGGCAGTAGCGGCTGGCAGATCTGCACCAACCAATGCCCTGAAGGTCGGGGCAGCATCAGCCCCAAGCGCTACGGGCCCGGCAAACACACGGTTGGCGCTCTGGTGGTCGAGCGTGACTGACACCGTGGCGTCAGCAGTTCCGCTGACCGCAAAGCTCAACGGGGTGTTGACCGGCTGGCTGAATTGGATCGTTTGCACGCCAGCGTGCTGCACCCAGCCAGCGGCCGCTCCGGTGTAGGTGTACGCCACGCCGGTGTTGGTGGCGAGCGCCTGTTGGCCGACGAAAGCACCTGCTCCACCAGGGGCCGCAGCAGCAACAACGCACGCCGATTGATCGGCCAATTTCGGAGCGGTGACGCCGCCATCTGCCAGGGCGCGGGTGCTGACGGCTCCGGTATCGAGCTTGGCTTCCACCACGGCACCGGCCGCAATGGTTGCGGGGAACGTGCCTTTGCCTGAGCCGGTGACATCACCCGTCAGGGTGATCAGCTGGTCGCCGGTGTTGGTGCCGCTGCTGGTGCCACTGAAACTTGAGCCATCAACCCAGCTACCACTGCGCAGGGCCAAGGTGCCGAGACCCAGCGCAGTTCGCTGTCCCGCTGCATCGGCCGCCGCCAAGAGCGCCCGACCAGCTGCTGTACAGGCCAGCGCCTGCGCAAACCCCGAGCCGCTGGCACGACCCAGCACCACATCACCCTGGCCAACGCTGATGTTGCCCGACAGCACACCAGAGCTGAAGTCGATCTTCGATGCAGGGATCGACCCCGCATCCATGTTGATGACGACGCCTTCCAGCAAATCCTTCGCTGTGATCGCCTTCGTCTCCGATGCGGAGAGGTCAGCAATCGGCAGCAAGTCGGTGGGAGATACACCAGCCTCGGGCAGGCGTGTCAGCGCCGAGATCCTGGTATCTGCCACGGCCTCAGGAGTCCTATAGGGCTCCCCTCAGGTTAGTCGGTGGGTTCAGTCAGCAAGAAGTCAATGTCCTGCTCGCGCATGATCCGGTCGTAGTCCTCCTTGAGGATGTAGCCAGACGGTTCACCAACACGCAGGCGATACTCCCCGTTCGTCACGAAGTCCATCGCCACCTCAACAATCCCGCCAGGTCGTACCGTCACGCCCGTGCGGGTTGCAATGGCGTCGATCTCGTAGAAGACCGGCTTGCCCGTGCCGTCGTCATACAGCTGCAAGATGGCAGCGAACTGACCGCCGAGTTCAGTGCGCAGGATGATCTGTGGCAACAGCAGGCTCAGCTCCATGTCGCCAGCCTGACCCGCACCACAGATCTGACGCTCAACTTGGAACAGGCAGTCGATCGTGCCGCTGCCGGTGATGTTGCCTGCGCTGTACTGCGTCGTGAATAGATCGCCAAGGCTTGTTGTATCGACCGCAGCTCTGTCAGTGTTGAAGGTGTAGCCGGTCACGCCGCCGAGGGGATGGTGACCCGTGTCGCGGACATCCACCAGCACTTCAATCGGCGCACCCGTGAAGTCCGTGACACTGCCAGCGTTCCCCTTGTCGTTGTTCAGCGCGTCAGCAAACGAATCAAACATGCGCAGACCGCCCGACGCATTGATGTGGGCGTAAAACATCGCGCTGTGATGCCGCTGCCGATCAGGCCACCAACTTGGGTCAATGAACAGCAGCCCGCGCGGGTCGCTTGTGCTGATCTCAACTCGATCACCGATCAGCAGGTTGTCTTCTGACCCTTCAAAACCGAAACGGTTGATCAGCGCGTTGATGTCTTCAGGGCGCACAGCGGTCTTCACCGATGTGCCAGTAGAGCGCCGCAGCTTCACGCAGCCCTGATCGCCGGTGACAAACATCAGCTGGCACCCCCAAGGTCGCCGGTCATGCGAAACGCCACGCGCACGCTGCTCACCTCACCTGATGTTGAACCCATGCTGGCGCTGGTGAGATAAGCGTTCAGCGTCAGTACATCCTCAGGGTTCTTGCCCACCGCCAAGCTCAGCTTGACGCGATCAGCGGTCGAGGGAATGCCGGTATGCACCAGCTTGTTGATCAGCGCATCAAACTGCGTGAGCACCTGCACCTCGCGATAGTCCAAGCGATACCAGAGCAGCGTCGCCGCACCTTCTGCGCTCTTCTGCCCTGGGATATAGGTCGGGGCAAAGTTGGCGACCGTTGTGGTCTCTAGCAGTTCGTTGCTGTAGTCCAGCGTCCAGTCGCGCACCTTCGCCACTGGCTTATCCAGATAGATCAGGCTGCCGTGGCGTCCGCTGTAAAAGCTCATGGCAATGCCCTCAGCTGCAGTTTACGCCGATCTCTTTGAAGAGCCCGTCACTGAGATCGGCCACCAGGCTGGTGGCGTTGGCGCCGCTGATCACGCAGGGGTGCTCGACGCCGCGCACGGTGATCACCGCCTCATCATCGAGTGACACTTCCGTCACGCGGAAGACGCGGCGGGAATCGCTGGAGTTGCCCAGCACAAACAGGCTGCCCTCCGGCACGTTCAACCCAGTCGCCACACCGTTGGCGATAGAGATACCGGCATGGGTTTCGGGTTCGTGGCCCGAGCTGTAGGTCATCACCGTGTAGGTGCCATCAGCCACGCCCACCTCCAGTGGTAGATCGAGCACGCCGCCTTCGCGCACGATGCCGGTGCGTACCGTGTCCCAGCGCTTCAGACCGATGTCCACATAGATGTAGGCACCCGGTTGCACGGGGCTGTCGGTTGGCACGGTCTTGAACTCGATCGTGCGACCGATGTAGCGCCGTTGCTGGCACAGGAACCTGCCGTACAGCTCCGCCTGACGCTTCTGGCTTACCCAGTCCGATAGGTCGAAGGTCTGCCAGATCGCGTCGCTGGTGTCGGTGTCGCTGCGGCACAGCGTCACGCTCATGTTGCGCGGGAACACGTCGTTGTTCTTGATCTCCCTGTAGATCACCGTCGCCACCAGATCCTTGGTGGTGTCCCCGTAATCGAGGTATTCCTCGCGGTAGGAGTCTTCGAGGATGTTGCCCTCGTTGAACAACGCGGAGATCGTCAGCTGGCGGGTGGCAACACCTGACGCATCAGTGGGCAGCGCGGGGATCAGCGTCTCCTTGCCGTTCATCCGGGCAAACTCCAGCAGGCTGTAGGGCGCTGCTTCCACCCAGAAATCACGCCAGCCGCGCTGGTCTGCGATCACGCCATCCATGAACATCTGGCAGCCCAGGCCGTTGTTCTTGCAGAAGCGCTTGGCCAGGGCCAGTCGCTCCCAGTCCACAGCGTTGGCGTTGGCGAAGTTCTTGATGCCGTTGGTGGCATCCATCACGGTGTCAGTGAAGATGTCGGGCGCATAGCAAGCGCCGCCACCGCTGAAGTAGGGCTGGCCGTTGCTGTCGTTCACCTTCCAGGCGGACTTGCCCTCCAGCACATAGGCGCTGATTGAACGCAGGTCATCCACACCTTGCGAGGCGTAGGTGTGGAACGCCATCAGGCTCATGTCCTTGTACTTCTGCGCGTCGAGGTTGCACAGCGTCTGCTCGGTCACGTTGACCAGCGATGCCTCGGGGCCGTTGTCGTAGCTGGCCTGCACCTGCGTGTCGGAGTTGACCGAGAACATGTCCCACTCGTTGGTGTACATGGGACCGCGTTCCTTGAGGTCCGGGAACTTGTTGGTGTCCAGGTCAATGAAGCGGCCGTAGAACTCAACGCTGCCTTGGCCAAAGTCAATGCGGCGCACCGTGCCGCCGTTGTAGATGTAGGCGTAGCCGGTGAAGCCGAACTCCTTGACCTCAGCCGCGGGGTCGAGGATGGGCACAAAGCGGAACTCACGCTTGCCCTTGCTGCCGAGGAACATCAGCGTGATGTAGTGGTCGGCGTCGTTGCCGCGCTCCACCGCGAAGATCTTGGGCACGCGGGTCCAGTCGGGCGCACCCAGATCCTTCACCAGCATCTGGAAGAACATGGTGCGGCGCTCTAGCCCGTTGTCGCTGAGCTTGTAGCCGTCCGGTGCTTTGTGTTCGCCGTATTCCTTCTGGCGGCCAGAGATGCGGCGGAACAAGCGCACGCGGAAGTTGAAGCGGACGTGGTTGCAGTCGGTGACGGTGCAGTAATCCGTCCGTGAACGCTTGGCCAGACACTTCACATAGAAAGCGTCGTCGAGGTCACGCACCAGCGTGTGCCAGTTCTTGACGATGTACTGCAGCCACTGACGCGCCTTTTGCTTCTCCGCAATCAGTTCCCGCAGGGACTCACGCACCAACTTGGTGCCGGCTTGATCGGTTGTCCAGTCGCCGCGCAGATTGTCGATCTTGTCCTGCAGGCACTCAATACCGCAGGCAAAGCGTTCGTTGCTGATGCCGGGCAGCTCAAACGGTTGCGTCTCCTCGCGGGTCTTGCGCAGCAGCTCCTCGCGGGTGTCATCCATCACCTCCTCAATGCGCTCGTTGCGTTGCTCGCGCAGGTCGTCTTTCTGGTCGCGCCATTGGCGTACCTGCTCCTTGGGGGCCTTGGCCTGCTTACGCTTTAGCGCGACATAGTTATCGAGAAAGTCTCGACGGGCATCACGAATGTCCTCGATTCTATTTTCAAGCCGCTTTAGCTTTTTGGCGACGCGCCCACCTTCCTCATTGTCGGCGTAACTTTCGATTTCTTCACGGATGCTCGCGATTTGATTCCTGTAGGTGACGGCTTGAGCCTGCTGTTTGGCCTCTGCCCGCCACACGTCATCCATCTCCTCGCCATTGGCGGCAGCCAATAGGTTGTTGAGGTTCTTGATCTGGTTCGTGAGATCAAGCGCTACAGGGTCGGTGGCGATGATGTATTTCCTGATCGCCTTGCGTGCATTGCCAGCCATGATCCGATCACGGATCCGCCGCAACTTTTTGATGTCGCTTTGATATTCCTTGCGCAGCAGGTCTGTTCTGATCTTGGGCTTGTCAGCCAGGAACGCCTCAAGAATCTTCTCGGTGTAAGCGATCGAGCCGCCCTTGGGGTAGGTGATCTCTGAGTTCTTGTCGAGATCATTAATCCAGGTCAGCTTTTCGTCGCCTACAAAGCTGTAATCCTTGTTGCTCTCAGTGGCGCCACCAGCGCCGAACTTCTTGATATAGATGTCGTCTTCAAACAGGCTGCTGGCCTGCTTGCGGTCTTTCTTCTGCCGATCGGACATGCCGATCCAGTAGACGTGCCGGCTTGCCTTCTCTGGGTCCACCATGCCGGTGGACAGCACATCGTTGACCGTCAGCTCAACAACGTCATCCTTGACGGGCGCTGACAGCACATCCAGCGCGTGCTCGTACTCTTCCTTTTGCTCCTTGTTGTAGTAGCGAGCCTGTTGACGGTCGTACTTGGTGGTGGGGCCTGATCCCGGCTCGGTGCACTCAAACTCGGCGCGGACGGCCTTGGTGTTCAGTGAGTGGTCGTCGTCAATCCAGCGCAGCTTGAAGTTGGCTGCCCCCAGCTTGTAGATCGCGCCACGATCCAGGTTGTTGACCAGCTGCAGGCGCAAATCCTTGGCGGCCTCCTTGGCCACCGCCCAGTTGTCGGTGCTTTGCTGCCGGTCCACTTGGCGGAAGCGCAGCGTGAAGCGGTCGCCAATGCTGTACCAGCCCTGGAAACCCTGCAGGATGTCGATGCCGATTTCGGCTTCGCGGACCTTGCCCTTTTCGTCGCGTTCCAGCACCTCCACGTTGATAGGGATCGGGGCGTAAAGACCCAGATCCTTCATGGTGGTGGGCGTGTATGCCTGGCTGTAGCCCTCTTGCGGGTTGCTGGCCAGGGCGCTGCACATGTGAGTGAGGCCGCCGCCTAGTTCCCTTGCCGGATCCCTGTCATCACCCCAGACCTTGTTGCTGTAGTACAGCGGGCCGCTTTGTTCGGTGTAGTAGATCCAGGTGTTGGAGGCGTTGAACTGCGACGCCGGCAGCTGGCCGAAGGCGGTCTTGTTGTAGTCCACCTTCTTCACGCTGGCGGCACCAATCAACAGCAGCAACTGCATGAACTGCCCGGTGCCGGTGCTCTCAACTGATGACCACAGCAGCGCCGTGTTCACCCGCACCGCACCCAGTGGGTTGATCGCCTGGTTGCAGTAGACGAGGTTGATCGGGTCGCCGTAACGCGCTAGCTCCTGCGTGCCGTTAAAGCCAGCGCGGGGGGCGTAGGTCTTATCCCGTAGCTGCCGCTGGTATTTCTTGTCTTGGTTGATTTCAGGCTTCGGTGCCAGCAGCGCTGACGCCACCTGGAAGAGGACGCCGACCACCGCCAGCACAATGCTGACGGGTTCACCCCTCAGGGTTTCCAGGCGTTCCGCTTGGCTCAGCGATAGGTCGCGCTGCGCCGACAGGAACAGCAGATACTCCTCTTCTGTTACCCCTAGCTGCTGACACAGGCCACGCTCATAGGGGAGGAGCTTCCTGTTCATGGCAGCGGTCGGTACAGCTTCAGGTTAGGTGGCACCGTCTGCGCCTGAACCACACGCCCGCGGTTGCTGATGTAGACCAGCCCGCCAACATCCGACACCGTGGCAAATGCAGCGGCGATCGTGCCAGGCAGCATCGCCACATCACCCGGCTGGCAGTCACCCGCTGCGCGTGCATGTTGCAGCAGCCAGCGGATCAACCTGATCGCCGGCACGCCTTCCTTGGCGTATTGCCGGTAGACCCAATCAAAGTCGTCGGCGTAGTCCTTCAGGCCCAGGCGCTGGTGGATCTCGCACATCAGCTGGAAGCAGTCGGTCTTGCCGCTGCCATCGCCAGGTCGATGACCCCAGCCGTATTCCAGGCCGATCAGGTCATTGCAGAGTGACATCGCTGTTCAGTGGCAGGATCCCGCTGTTTTCGGCGGTGATGATGCGGCGCGGGAAGTTGCCGCCCACTGAATCCAACGCACTGCGGAATCGACACTCGATGGTGGTCTCGCTGAAGCTGCTGCCCTGACCCACATAGAACTCCGCCACCGGGTCGGACATGGGCTGGTCGGCAGCGTTCAACCAAATGTTGCGCAGCGTCAGCTCGCTGTTGCGGTTGC